CTGAAGAAAACTCAGTTACCATATTATCGTCCGCATCTCCCCAAACTAAATTTTCTCTATTGCCACCATCATAATATACTTCATAAATTGCGGGAGTTGCGGGATATGTATTTGGTCCCATCCATGCTAATCGCTCGCGATCATAAATAATTTCCTTCGTATTTTTGTTGGCTGAAGTTGCAGGGAATGAAAGCCTATACTTATTTGCCTGATATACAGCACATGCCTGCTCAAGTTGAGAAGAAGTGAGAGTATCAAATATGGGACGTATTCTTGCAGATAACTCGTTTGTACGAAGAACATTTAGATAATTTGCCTCATTTCCTAATGTATATACTCCTCGTCTTGAAAGAAAGAATACATCATTTTCTACATATTTAATTGTTCGATGAGATACACATCCTACACCGCGCATGATCATTTTCACGGTAGGAACAACAATATCCCCTGATACAGCAAGTGTTACTGACCAAATAGATCGCTCCTTGAAAACAATTATTGAATCTTGAAATTCGATAAGACCTTTTACTGAATCTCCAGCGTCTTTATCAATATCGATATACCCTCCTCCAAACTGCCAGTTAAATTTATCTACGTTTACTCCTCCACCTGACCACGTAATACGAGAAGGGAAACCTTGAATATTTCCCATGACTAATTTATCTTTATGACTAATTATGTATTTTGCTACTGGACCTGATGTGGTATCTGCAGCAGATGGAAAAACTAAATTTGAAGGGTCAGGTACCCCTTGGTAGTCATATCGAAGAGTTGATGAATCAACTGAAGTTAAGAATCGTTCATCCCCCTGATCTACTCCATAAATTCCATATCCTGCAACTGCAGATGCTGGGCTAGATGTAGTCCAAGTGACTCTTAAAGTCGTATTTATTAAATCTTGAGGAGTATTTGAAATGAGTACTGCATCTGAAGCTATTGTTTCACCAACATTATTAAATGCACTGATACGGAATGATCTAGTAAATGTACCTGATACACCTGAGAGGTTGGTAACTTGTACTCCTGTAGGTTTAGATATTTGAGTAAACCCATATACTGACGCGCCATCATATTTACGAAGAGTATCTATTCCGTTTGTAATATAGACTTTGTTGTAGACCTGAACCATTTCAGCGTTATACCCAGAAGCCCATGATGCACCTAGAACATTAGAATAAGACGCACCATTTTTCTTAACTAATATTCCCCAATCTGAAAGAGCTATAAGCTCATTAACGCCAGATGCTCCTGATGCAAACAAAACTCCTTTAAGTCCTCTTACTCTTTGTAAACCTGTAGCAACTGATGGAGCGGTTAAGAAGTAATTAGCGGAACCTTCTCGTTTTGTTGGAACACCTTTTCCGACCAATTTAAGATTATCAGCCTGAGCAAGCTCGTTGTCTTTGATCTCAGTCTGTCGCAGTAAGGTATTCAATCCTCCTTTAAAATCATTCCAGTCTAGCTGAAGTGTCTTAGGCGGTTTGTAAGCTGGTTCTTGTAAAACTCGTTGAAACATACATATTAATCCCTTCCGATTTTAAATCCGCGCTTTTCTAAGTCATTAGGAATACTTCTATCTTTGTAGGCAAGACCACGTGATGATTCGTTTTCAATCATTCTAAGTAAAATCTTTTCAGCCTCAACCTTAGCTTCTGGGAAACGACCATCTTCACGACCCTTATAGATATAATACAAACCCCGTTGAACTATGTAGGTTGGGTCATCGCACTCAATAATGTCTGTTGCAGAAGCAAGACTCTGTGGACTGGTGTAGATAGTGCTTTGAATTGATGCTCCTGATGCAAGAGTCGCAGAATGAATATACATGTACTTTCCTGTACGGGAGTTAGTAAATATATTTACAAACCTATCTGAATCTGAATAAAGATAGTTAGTTGAGGGATCTATAACGGGAAAAATATCTGTAGTTGAACCGTCCCATGTTATTTTAATAGGTCCATCTAACTTATCAAAATTACCAGGAAGACCTACCGTTGCAAAACCTGCCACAGTAACCTTGCTGTTAAATGGTACTTTAAGAGAATCCCAATCATTGGAATTTTTATAATCAATTAAAGCTCTATTTCCAGCGTTCTTCCTGATATTCCAGTCTGTACCACCCGCTGCTGGGGCGGTGGGAGACTGATCCATCTCAGAAGCAATATCAACCTGATAATCGTTTAAGGTATAGCTCATATATTAATACATGCCATTAGCACGTATTAGAATGCTGCTGCTCCAATGATTGCTGCTGCTTTAAATACTGGAATGTAGCGTGTTTCTAGTCCAATTTGAACTGGAATTGCGTAATCAGTATTTGCAACGGTTGTAAGAACAACTGATGTAGTAGAAATGTATCCACCTGTAAATTCTACGAGTGCACCAGAAGCCATTGAACTTCCTGCGATTCTTAGAATACCGATAGTTTGACTACCTGCTGCTGTTCTACCAACAACAAGAGCTGGAACTGCACCTGCCGTTTTAACTTGTAAAACGCCGTTTGTTTCTCCTCCGTCTCCTATAATTTGAGCTCCGCCTTCATTTTGTAAATCTAAATTTAATGCCATGTATAATTCACCTCACTTTCTCGGGATTTTTCCCATAAAAAAAGCAGCCTTGCGAGCTGCTCATTAGTTGTAAACTTTGAACTATCTTTATTATAAACCTTTGAATAAGCGCTATTCAATAGATTTAGGAACCAAAAAACTTATTTGTGGTCATAAAAATTCCTGTTGGAGTTACTACCGCACCACCAGTATCAATTTTAAATGTTGCTACAACGCCCACATTATCAGAAGCATCTGATAAAGTCATGGGTGAAGAAACGGCGGTTGTTGCGGCAACGGATTTGTCCTGCATTGCTATATCCCCTGCTGCTGCTGATCTTTGGGTTAGGTTTCCGTATGTTGCTCCAACTGTGTATGTTGCTCCCCCAAAGTCTGAAGCTCCTACACCAATAATATATTCATCTGCTTGTGAAAGTGCTGCTGTATTTCCTGAGCTGATTGCGGTACTTGCTGCTGCTCCTGCTTTTGCTACTTTATCAAATGGATCAGTGGTTGTTAGCCCTCTAACATGAAATGCAACAGCTTGCATTGAGCATGACGCAGTTTTATTGATGGTTAAAGTAGGGGTAGTTGCTCCGGTAACATTATAGGCGTACCAAATTGTTACATAAGATAAACCATCTCCTCCAATAACACCGTTTGAACCTGTTAGGAGTGCAAAACTCATGCCTGTTGCCGTGATAGAGGAAGTACGATTGGCTGTCGCATTTGCAATCATAGCAACAATTACCACATCTCCTGTTACGGTATCAAAGCTATTGAGGGCAATACTGACTGCGGTTGTTGAGGTTGCTGAGCCTGTTTTTGCTTGTATGAGAGTTGCTGCCATAGTTATTCATCAAAGTAGATTACGCTTCCGCCTATTTTAGATACGGTTCCTACCCCATCTCGCTTCTCTACTACCATGGCTCCCGAAGGTAGCCCAATCCATGCAGGAGAATCTGGGGCACCATTCATTACAAATCCACCACCAGGGAAAAGAGTTATTCCCAAAGAAGCATTACCAGTTAAATATGTAACTCCTGATTTAATTGCAATTTCTGTTGTTACGTTTGAGTTAAGAATTAATTGGGTTAGGTTAATTTTATTAGAGTTTGTGGGTACCGCAACAGTTGCAAGAGAATTATTGCCAAGCCCAACAGGTAGAGGAACTAAGGTTTTTGTAGTACCAGCATTTCTTGCCCATGCTGTAACTAGCCCTATAAAGGAAGTTCCCACTCCATTAACAGAAGTTGTTAATCCTATAAACTTTGTCCCCGCACCATTAACGGTTGTGGCTAAGCCTATAAAGGCGGCACCAGCGGTTAGAGCGTGTGCTGCAACTGTTACCGTATGACCTACCGTAACTAGACCGATATATGTTTTAGGATCAGGCCAGGCGGCAACCGGAGTAACTGAAGCAAATCCAATATTGGTAACTCCCGCTGCTAAGTTGGCTGTCACGGTTCCATCAATTGTAATTGAGTTACCACTATCGTTTATTCCAACTTCATCCCAAGTGCCACTTTGAGTTACTGCAACCGTTCCGCTTACGGGTTGAGTAGCTTGCCAAAACGTACCAGTTACAGGTACTGTATTGGCTACAGTTACGAGTCCTATAAAATTAGCACCAGCGGGGGTGGCGGGCAGGGATGACACTGCGACATTACCACTAACTGAAACGAGTCCAAAGTAATCTGTACGGGGGTTAATCGTAACCATTGAATTTTGAATACCTGCTGCTCCAGTATTTACCACAGCAAAAATAGTGGGAGTTGAGGCAATGACTGTTGTAGTTAGTCCAATAAACCCCTTACTATCTGAAAGAGTTACATTACCTTTAAGAGCAATAGGATTTGTAATATCTGTAACAGCTGTAATAGTATTAAGAGTTCCCCCTAGAACTGAGACTGATCCAATATTGGCGTTACTTGCAACTAGAGCAGGTTGATTTACATTTGTGACAGTAGCGAATCCAATGTTATTGACACCAGCATTTATTCCAAAATTAGGATTAGCTACAGTAACAATTGAGTTTCCAACCCCAGGAGCACTTGTGTTAACTACGGCGAATAATGTAGGGTTGGAAATTGCAACCGTAGCAAACCCAATATTAGCCGTAGAGTCTCCTGCGGCTCCTGTATTTACTACTGCATATAATGTTGGATTTCCAACATATACAGTACTTGCACTTAGTGATGCCGTTGTTTTTAGTGCGTGTAGACTTGGATCATGTACGTCTCTTAAAACGTCTTGAAAATTTGCTCCCATATTATTTTTTGTTTAAAGCTAATCTTGCATGTAAATATAAATTATCTATGTTTTTTCCTCCCATACTCGGTACTGTTCTTGATTTATCACTAATCCATTTCATGAGCTTTCCAGTATCTTTTGTTCCTGACTTTAACTTTGCCCACTCTGTAATAGTAAAAACTTTATCGTAATACCTGTTCCAATCATGTACTGCATCTATACCCAGAAACTTACCAATCGTGTTATATGTTGAATTAGTTATCATTTCTTCAGCAGTAGCAGTAGGAAGCACATCTGGTTTATATTTCTTGAGAGCCACCGCGTTATACGAATATGGATTCTCTGTATAAACTTTTGGTCTTTTATCAAATTTTTGAATATTTTTTGATAATTCAATCTTTTCTGCTTCATATTTAGGTTGTTTCTCTTTCGGTTTATCTTTTAAAGAGTTTAAGCTAATGTTTTCTCTGACTACTTCCTCTGTTGGTAAAATCTGTAAATCCATAAAAAAAGGCGCCCATTAAAGGCGCCACAACTAGTAAAGTTTGACTGGGTATATTATAATCCTTTTAGGATAGGTACTTCAACAAGTTTTGTTGATTCAGTTTTCTTGTGCCTGCTGTAATCTCATTTAAGTGTCTTGTGTACATCGGAGTAGATACTTCTTTGTATACTTTCTCCCACTTTTCATTAAGTCTAGGATGGTGAATTGCTTTGTATTCAATGGTGTGATCTATGAAGAAATCCCAACCTAGCTTGTTTAACCTCCAACACATCTCTTTTTCACACACTGCAGCAGCCTTATCGTACTCCTCGTCTATCCCCCCACACTCAAGTAGTGCCTGTTTAGGAATTGAACTCATGCAAAACTCTATCTCAGAGGGCGGTACTTCTTCAAATGTTATACCTGTCTTAGAACGTGGGTCATGCCACATCTTGTTTATAGGTACTCCTCTGTCATCCATCTGATCGTATTGATGACCTATAGCTGAGAATAGACTTCGTGGGTTATTCTGATAGTGAAACCAGAACTTTGAAAGTGTATCAGGAGGAAACCATAGACCGTCCTGTATGTTTACTACTAATTCACCCTTCGCGTGGGCATATGCTTTATTCCACCCTTTACATAGAGTATAGAAGTCCCCTTCTTGTTTGGGTGGGTCTTTCAATACCAAATCTGGTTTAACAGAGGTTATCTCAATTGGTCCTACTACAATCCATTCAAAATCAGTAAAGTCTTGCCGTTTCAAGCATTTTTCAACTATAGGTAGCATCTCATTACGAGTTGAGGGTGTAACAACTGATATTTTCATGGGAAAGGAAGATAAGGTTGCTCTAATTGATCTCCAAATTGTTTATTAAACTGGATATCTGGGTACTCTCCAAATTTATGCTTGTAATACTCTTTGTTCTTAGTGTCTCTTATTGCACGAGCCTCAGGTGTCTCCATAGTCCTGTACGTTACTGAATCCATGTGCTGAAACTCAACCTTATTAGTGTATGCTTGCTTCCACCCTTTTCTTCGAATACGGTAGTTGTGGTCATAGTCATCAAACCCACCTTTATTGTAGTTCTCATCATATCCAAGAAAAGCCTCCTTACGGATTACAAAGAACGAGCAATGGCACCATCTCTCTTTACCAGTTATCCACACTTCATCCCCAGGATTGAAAGACTGATCATACGGGATCATCCGAAAATGAACGGTACCAATATCTGGATTTGTAAGTATTCGTTCTGCTACTTCTACCCAGTTTGGAGGAACACGAATATCATTGTTTGCTATGGCTACATATTTACTTTTAGAAAGGGCTACGCCTTGATTTACCCCAGCGGGATAACCGAGATTCTTCTTGTTTCTGATGTATACATCTGCTAGTTCTCTGAGCATTCCTGGTCTTACTTCAGAGGCGTTATCCACAAGAATAAGATTTCCCATTGGGGCTTGTCTTACTGAGTGAATAGCTGATTCAGTTAATTGAGC